GGACTGGCAATTAACATTGCGTAATCATTGGGGGTCGGCTCACAAGGTTGACCCCTTACTTGGAGAAAGAATATGGCAATAGCAAGTTTTTTAAATTACACTGATGCAAGCCTTCAACCAGGTGGCGTAAACAGAATCTCTACAGCGGACAACACTACCGTGCAGTTCTATGATAGAGCCTGTTATCGTCGCATGGAACAAGTATACTCAGGTGATCAAGATTATCAGTTATTGAGCACATATTTTCCCAAGGCTTCAATAGAAATGTTGAACATGTTTGAATTTGGCTGGTGGCCTTTGTATGTAGAACGCACTCTTGGTGCTTTCTACTATCAAAATAGTCAAAAGACAGGTCAGACTGTGACAGCATTTACGCCAGGCAAATTGGTCAAGGTCAATCAGACTCTGCAGAGATTGGAAGTGTTCAAGGTGTGTGAAATATTTTACTCTACCTTGGTCACAGATAATTCCAATATCAACGAGAAAGATGCAGCCAACTATCAATTTGCTCGCAAGCGTTTTGAAGAAGAATGGGAAAAGGCTATCCAAGAAAGTTATTTCTATGACCTAAGAGGTTATGGTGAGATCGGCATATATCAACAAAGTTGGTTGGCTGATGTCAACTTCTTCGAAGGCGATCGTCGCTACTTCTAATAACTATAATATTATGACAGCATTCGTATATAAATGGACACACAAACCCTCCCTAGGATGGTATGTAGGCTCACGAACTGCGAAAAGGTGTCATCAAGAAGATGGTTATATTTGTAGTAGCAAAATAGTAAAGCCAATGATACAAACTAATCCCTCTGAATGGGAAAGAACTATCTTAGCAACAGGAACACCAAAAGAGATGAGAATGTTAGAAACTCTTATATTAGAAACCGTTGATGCGATGAATGATCCTAGATCATTTAATCAAAACAATGGTAATGGTATATTGGGTAATACTGGCAAACGATTTTCTCAAGCACATAAAAATGCTAAAAGTGTTTCGGCAAAGATAGCGATGAACCGTTCAGAAACAAAGGCAGCAATCAAAGCAGCCAATCTAGGTAAAACTCTGTCTGAAGAGACTCGAAGGAAAAAGAGCGAAAAGATGAAAATCTATTTCTCTAATCCTGACAATTTAAAAAGACATAGTTTAACTATGAAAGCCGCAATGACTAAACCAGGGATGAGTGAGAAATTATCATTGGCGCATAAAAAGGAGAATTTCTAATGCCACTTTTTACACAGGCACAGGTCCAGAACACGTTGACCAACTATTTGGCCACCACAACTGGCACCCAATACGTAGAAGTCTTTTATAACTTTCCCGCCAGCGAGAATGTTATATCAGAAGGCATCTATGTGGCTGAAGTGTATCAAGCGGATCGTCAGAAAAACTCCAATGGTATACTACCTGGTGGACATGTCTACACCATTAAGGATCGCATTGAAATGTATATAGTGACCCAACAAGATAATCCCTATGTGGAAAATATGTTGGCGATATTCCCTGTATTCATAGATGATGCGCTTTTTAGTCAAAGTGGATATTTCCTCCGTGAACATACCATCCAACAGCAATATGTGAAGAACAGCCAACGCTATCGCATAACATTTGATCTTTCGAGATTACAAGTAATATAAAAGGAAAAATAATGGCAAACATTAACGTATCAGCACAACCAGACTTTGTGCAGTTGTTTATTTCAACTACTACCAACGTTACTACCAGTTCTGTTATTACTTCGACATCTACCGGCGTGCTACTAGTACCAGCATTACAAGATGTTACAGTAACTAACAATAACGGTGTATTCCGTTGGAAACAGTTAGATGAACTAGGACAAAAAGTCGCAGTTACACCTGCAACTAACAGTCTAAACTTAACATTGGTCTTAGATACCGCGGCCTTCTATGGAACCACTGGAGCACTACCACAAAATGGTGCCACAGCAGTTCAAGCAGGTATCTTTAATCTAAGCAATGAAAAAACTCGTGTCTACTTCAAGTTATATTGGGGCGGCACTGGCAACACTGAAGCAGTTTATGGTTCAGCGTTCCTATCTGGTCTAGCACCAAAAGTGACACCAGATCAGCCTGTATGGATTTCACCATTGATTCTAGAAGTCGATGGACGCTATACAGTAAGTGCAACTTAATCTACAAGATTAAGTTGGTTAAAGGGGGCAATAAAATGCCCCTTTTTCACGGCATCAATAAATATATCAAGAAGGATATGCAGATATGAGATTTGAAGAAAAGTCAATGGCCGAGCTACTACAAAGTTTAGAAGCCGAATTGGCCAAGGGATTGAGTGAGATACGCCACGCACAGGGCGATCTAGATAAAGCTGAAAGTCGCTATGTATTTGCATTGGCACTTCTACATTATTTAAAACAAAAGGTATAAAGATGAAACTCAAACAATTAGCCAAACAAGCAGAATTAATCAAGGTCACTATCGACGATGAAGCAATCGTTCAAGCCTATGGTGAACCTTTAGACTTTTACGTTTATGACCGACAGCCCATGGAAACTTTCTTAAAGTTTGCCGCAGGTGGTGGACAAGATGTTCAAGTTATGGGACAAATCATGAAGGATATGATCCTTGACGAAGATGGCACACCAGTAATCACAGATGGTTATATGTTGCCAAGTAATGTATTGGTTGCAGCCTTTACCAAGTTGGTAGCACAGCTGGGAAAGTGACAGGTGGTGATTTCTCACCGGAATCGCCTGAGGTTTATACTGCTGTGACCTTGGATAGATTGGGTAATAGATATGGTCTATTGCCCAGTGAAGTAATGACACGTGCCACTACCTTGGACATTATGGTTCTTGATGTGGCTCTAAGTTATGAAAAATATCAAAGGGATAAGGCAGAAGGTCGAACTCCAGAGTTTAAGGAAGATGATTTAAAAGCAGCATTACAAACTTTTAAGGGAAAGCATATAGATGGCAAATAGCATAAAAGTTGATATCAGTGGACTAACAGCCAAGGTCACTGAACTTAAAAAGATCAAACATATGGCCATGCCCATTGTTGAAAAACATTTTCACGATATCACTCCTATAGATACCGGTAATGCTCGCAATAATACACATTTAGAAAATGGTGAATATGTTGCGGCATTATATCCTTATGCATCAGTATTGGATCAAGGTCGTTTCCTAAGTGCTAAAGGTATGAGAGGATCACTACAAGCACCACACGGTATGAGTAAACCCACACGAGAGTTTATGAAGAAAATCATTCCACCAATGATACAAAAAATAGGACAAAAGAAATAAGGGGCAACCATGGCAGATATCAGCGTCACACTCGTATTAGATGATAGTCAATACACTGCAAAACTAACACAGGCACAAGCGGCTGCACAGGCCTTTGGTCAAAATACCACTAAGACCATGACTGATGCCACTGCGGCAATTCAAAAGGTTTTGGATAAATTGGGTCAAATGACTCCTGCTTTTACACAATTGAAATCCGGTATTGATAATGCTGCCAAAAGTTTTGATAATCTAGGTGATAGGGCTAAAACCAATTCTGATTCTGCTAAATCTAGTTTAGAAGGATTATCCACCCAACTTAAAGGATTGGTCGGTGCTTTTAGTTTAAGTGCCACGGTTAGTTTAACTGAAGACCTATTAAAAATGTCTAATGTTGTCCATAATATGGGCGAAAGTTTAGGTATTGGCACAGCCGCTATGTTACAACTAGGTGCCGCTGGTATTGCTGTAGGTATAGATACACAAAAAGTTGGTCAAATGTTAGAACGTATGGTTTCAGCGGCGGACCAAGCCGAAGATGGTAATATGAAACTTCGAGCAGCGTTTAATGCTGTTGGTGTTTCGATGAGAGATTTGAATCAACTATCTCCAGATGAATTGTTTAAGAAAGTTATCGAAGGATTAAAAGGTATAGATAATGCTGGCGAACAGGCTAGATTAAAAATGGAAATCTTTGGCCGAGGTGCTATGGGATTACCATTAAACACTTTATCTCAACAACTTATTAAAGCCAGCGAAGATTTAGAAAAACACGCTGCCGCTGTAGATCAAGCAGCCTTAGAATATAATAAAATACAAAGTGCTTTTAATACCTTTTCATTAAATTTATTATCAACAGGTTCACAAGATATTGGATTTTTAAGTAATCTAATATCTAAATTCTTAGAATCTAAAGATGCGGTATATATATTTGTCAGTGCGGTGACCACAGCCATAACATTTGCGCTTCGACCTGCTTTATTATCTTTAATCGGAGCATTTACTGGTGTTAGTGCTTCGGCAGTAGCGGCCTCTGCAGGAATAGCAGCATTATTACCTGAAGCAATGTTATTAGCAGGGGCAGTTCTATTAGTAGGTGAAATTATTTTATCTGCTTTTGATATCCATCCTATCGATAATTTTATGAATAAGATGAAAGATTTAATAGGATTAACAACTGATTTAAAAAATTCTACCGAAGAACAAGCAAAATTACCTGTTAGTTCTAAATCTGCTTTAGATCCTAATGCTGCCAAAACTGCTGAATTACAAGGTGTATTGGCTAGACAACTTGCTGCCAATACAGCCGCACAAGAAAGACTTAAACTTGAAATCAGTTTGGTAGGTGCCAGTGAAGATCTGCGTAAATCTAGATTGGCTGCATTTGATGAGGATGTCAAGGTTGGTAAAGAAATGGAAACTAACCTTAATAAAATCAAGGTATTGCAGTTGGAAATGGCCAATAATCCAACTCATCCTGATTATGGTCCTGAAATATCAGCATTACAACAACAAAATAAACTATTGTTGGATCAATATGGTGCTATGGGTCCATTGACTGAAGCATTTATTCAAGCACAACAAGCACAAAAGTTAAAAGTATTGTATAGCAATCAAGAACTTGAAGTCGCTACAAAACTTAAAGATATTCAACAACAAATCGCGGCCATAGGTGGCGGTCGACAAGGACAAGGCGAAACTGCTGGTATTACAGCAATGAACAAGGCCATTGAAGCCGCACAAAAGTTAAGAGAAGAACAACTTGCTAGAAAGTTAAATGAACAAGAGTTTCAAGAAATTCTAACTCGAGAACAGGCAGCATATAAACCATTGATTGCCGCAGAACAGGCTCTTGCTGATGCCAAGGCTCGTCAGGCTATTAATGTGGT